TCGACGCGGCGTATGCCCACCGCCTTTACCAGCACCAAGCGGAGCTGGAGCGGGTGTTCCACCGCGAGTTCCACAAAGACGGCTGCGGGTGCGCAAAAGCGGGAGAATGCAGACTGTACCGCATCATCTGCGGGCTGGAGGGGGTGAGCTGATGCTGCCAGCAATACTGATAACAACGACCATCTCGGCGATAGCGGCGGTGATGTGGGCGTTATGTGCGGCGAATACTGACGGAGATTTTGAGGAATTTGAGGAGGACGAGGAATAATGGCAAGATATATTGACGCAGAAAAATTAAAGTGTTCTATTGATTCGGAAACAGACAGCATATTTGATCGGGATATGACCATAGAGGAACTTTATTATAACCTGTGCAAACTGATTGATGATGAACCTACCGTAGATGCGCAGGAGGTAAAGCACGGAGAATGGAAGCCTATATTTATGACCGTAGCTTACGAATACGCAGGGAAAACTTTTGATTTGAGAGGTATAGAATGTTCAGAATGTGGAGAAGAAATGATTTATGAATTAAAGGAATCATTTCAGCCTAAACCTAACTATTGTCCTAACTGCGGAGCTAGAATGGACGGTGAAGGAAAATGAAACGTTCAGAACTTGAAAAGTATCTCGGCAAGACCGTCGAACTAACGATCTTCGGCAAAACGCTGAGGGGTATTCTGCACAAAACGGGCGAGGAGCAGTTCAAGAACAACTGCAATCTCTACCTGCCGAAGAAGTATTACTTCGTGTGCGATGAGTACGGAATACCCTGCGGCAACTGCATATTCAGGTGCTCGCACGTTGGCAAATTGCGGCTGATAGGCGGTGACGGCAAATGACCAAGACCGACCTGCAAAATTACCGCGCGGACAAGCGCAGGCTCGACCGAATAAGCGCACAGCTCGCGGAATTGGAAACGCGCGTATGTGTCCAGTCCGCCGCCGACCCGCCATTCAGCAAGCATTGCGTGACCCTCAGCGGCTTGCCGCCGAGCGACGAGGTAACTGCTCTCCACCGCGAGAAAGCCGCCTTAGAGAGCCGCACAGCCGCTGTACGCGCGTTCATATCCGCCATTCCCGACCCGCAGACCCGTGAGATGTTTGAGCTGAAATATCTCAAAGGCAAGACGTTCCTGCAAGTCGCGATGGCGATAGGTCTGGGCGGCAATGAATCATGCGTGAAAATGCGGATATATCGCCAGCTCAGAAAGTTGTGACTTTTGTGACTTTTTGCCGTGTTATAATTTAAACTGGGGACAGTAGGACAGCACTGACTTGCTCTTTTTTGATGAATCTCCTTTCATGTGATTTACGGGGCGCAAGTCCCGTGCGGCGACCGAGGGCATGACCTTATGCGCCGCGCCACTCTTTTGCTTACTGACACCTCCTGTAAATTTGCGCAAAGGCACTCCGATTTCGGGCGGGGTGTCTTTTTGCACCCCTCTCCAAAATTTTGACCCCGAAAGGTGTGAACCCCTTGCCTATCGAAAGACCCGACCGCAGCGGCGCTCATCAGCAGCAGTTCCGCGCGAACAAGAAACGGATATACGCCACGCAGACCGTGTGCGGAATATGCGGCAGACCCGTTGATTTCTCGCTCAAATATCCGCACCCGCTGTCCGCTTGTATCGACCACATTATCCCGATAGCCAAGGGCGGGCACCCGTCGGACATATCGAATTTGCAGCTTGCTCACTGGTGCTGCAATCGTCAAAAGTCGGATAAACTCGTTGAAAAGCAGGTGTTCGATCAGTCAGTTGAGCTCCTATCCAACCGCATACTGCCGCAGACTTACGACTGGAAAACGTTCTGACGGCTCAGCGGTGCGCACGCTGAACACTTTACCCGATGTTCGTCAAATGTTCGTCAAAATGCATGAATTTTCCACGATTTTTTGTGACTTTTGCTGAATTTTTGGCAGCATATGGGGGGGAGGGTACCCCTTGAACTTGCGAGCGACCCTTCACCCTCTGCACTGGTTATATATCTCGCAGACTTGAAAAGTTTGGAAACGAAAGGATAAAACATGGCTGAATATAAGGGCATGGAGTACCTGCGGGCGAAGCTGAAATGCAAACGCCGCCGTGTGCAGGTGCGTTACGACCATTACCATATGAAGAATAAAATAGCAGACTTTGGCAAGATGATACCGCCCGATTATCGCTGGATAACCCCCGTGCTCGGCTGGTGCGCCAAGGCGGTAGACGCGCTCGCCGACCGCATAGTATTCGACGGTTTCGACGGCGGCGACGGTTTTCGCGTCAATGAGATACTGACGGAGAACAACAGCGACGTGCTCTTCGACAGCGCGGTCATTTCGGCGCTCATCTCGTCCTGCTGTTTCATCTACATCTCGGCGGACGGCGACGGCTACCCGCGTTTGCAGGTCATCGACGGCGGCAGCGCGACGGGCATTATCGACCCCATCACGAATATGCTGCGCGAGGGTTACGCCGTGCTCGATACCGACGACCGCGGCGAACCGACTATCGAGGCGTACTTCACCGCCGAGCAGACCGAGATCTACCGCAAGGGCGAGGACGTGCAGATATACGAAGACCCCGCGCCCTACCCGCTGCTTGTGCCGATGATCTACCGCCCCGACCCGGTAAGGCCCTTTGGGCACAGCCGTATAACCCGCGCGTGTATGGAGCTGGTGCAGGAAGCACTGCGCACTCTGCGCCGTTCGGAGATCTCGGCCGAATTTTACAGCTTCCCGCAGAAGTACATTTTGGGCTTGTCGGACAGCGCCGAGCAGATGGACAAGTGGGGCGCGACTATGTCTTCGATGTTGGCGGTAACGCGCGACGACGACGGCAACAACCCCACCGTCGGGCAGTTTCAGCAGCAGAGCATGACGCCGTACTCCGAGCAGCTAAAGTCGATAGCGAGCCTTTTCGCAGGCGAAACGGGCTTGACCCTCGACGACCTCGGCTTCGCAACGTCGAACCCATCAAGCTACGACGCCGCGCGAGCCATGAAAATCTGCGGCTGACGGCGCGCAAGGCTCAGCGGACGTTCGGCACGGGCTTTCTCAACGTCGTGTATCTGGCGGCGTGCGTGCGCGACAAGGCGGCGTATACGCGCTATGCATTCGCAGGTCTTACCCCGCGCTGGCTGCCGATTTTCGAGCCCGACGCGGCGGCGCTGGCAGGCATTGGCGACGCTATTTTGAAGATAAATCAAGCCGCCCCCGACTATCTCGGCGAAAAGAATATCCGCCGCTTGACGGGCATGGAGGGCGAAAATGGCTGACATCGGCGCAGAGCTGCTCGAGAAAATTCGGGCGTATTTCAAGAAAAAATGTCAGGGCGACGCGTACATACAGTCGGTGCTCGGCAAGGTCGCGGCTGGCACGGCGCAGATGGAAGAGATCTCGCTTCTCTCGCAGTCGATAGGCTTTCGGGCTTCGCAGGCGATAAGCGAATACGTCAACGTCGCCGCGCTGCCCGACGGCAAGATGTACTACAACATCGCCGACACGATACTCTCGGGCGTGCTCAAAGACAACTACGAGATCATCAATTCTGCGGCGGCTGAGTGCCAGCGTGCGCTTGACCGCAAGATGGGAATTAACATCGAGCCGCAGCGTGCGCCATACCCCGCAGAGCGCGTGCAGGCGGTAGCGGGAGCGGCTTCCGCGCCCGACATTTCCGAAGAAAAAATGGTGCGCCGAATGACATCGACGACCGAGAACATCACGCGAAGTTTTTACGATGATTACGTTGAAACTAACGTGAAATATCGCAGTGAAGCGGGGCTGGAATGCTTTATTATCCGCAGCGACCACGGCGGGTGCTGCAAATGGTGCGCGGCGCTCGCGGGCAAATACCGCTACCCCGAAGAAGTGCCAAAGGACGTTTACCGCCGCCACGACAACTGCACCTGCACCGTGACGTACACCAATGGCAGAAAGGCGCAGGACGTGTGGAGCAAGACCTCGCGCGAGCTGCCCGCCGAAGAGCGGGAGCGCATGAAGCAGATAGGTTTCAAGAAGCCGACCATTTCAGCCGAAGAGCGGGAGCGCATGAAGCAGATAGGTTTCAAGAAGCCGACCATTTCAGCCGAAGAACGCGAGCAAATGTTGATCGCGGGCATGAAAAAGCCGCAAAGGCTTGACATTGCGGGGAAAAGTGGTATAATGGATAAAGGCGTAAAGGTCGATATGCAGTATTTTTCTGAGAAAGATATTGAAAGACAAGAATCAAATTCCTTAAAACGCGCTATCCGCAATTATAAAAGGCGTATAAAAGAGCATGAAGAATATATCAGCAACCCATATGAACACTGTCCTGACTGGGATAGCTTTGACGACCGTAAGAAAGAAGGTCTAATAAAGCACTGGAAGAAGGAAATATCAAATTTTGATGAATCTATTCAGAACAGAGTTACAGAGCTAAAGAAAAGAGGAGATCACGATGAATAAGCTTACAGAATCTGAACTTGAATTTATTATTTCAAGGGTCTTGGACAATGCAAAGGACGCGGCGGAAAGTACCGAAGAATCGCAGTTCAACGAGGGCAAAAAGCTTGCATATTATGAAATACTCGACACTATCAAAAACGAGTTGACTGTTCGGGATATTGACGTAAAACGTTTCGGGCTTGACACCGTACTGGAAGAACTGCTTTGACACGAAAATAACCCTTGACCGCTCCTCGCACCCCGCGAAGGGCGGTTTTCATATATCCACATTCAGCACCTTGCTTCGGCAGGGTGCTTTTCTTATGCCTAAAAAAGGAGGTAATCAGCTATTGAGAAGCGTATCGGCAGGCAGACCCCCACCGTATCGGTAGTGCTGCCGTATGAGCAAACGCTCGGCGGCGAGGCTGTCGCGATGTACAACAAGTCGGGGCGCACCGCGCAGCAGTGGCAGGAACTGATGATGTACGACATCATGGCGGTGGACGGCGAGGGATTGTGGCGGCACATGAAATTCGGCTGGTCTATACCCCGCCGAAACGGCAAGTCAGAACTGCTCATAATGCGGTCGATATGGGGACTGCTCCACGGTGAAAGTATTCTCTACACCGCCCACCGCACCTCCACCTCTCACTCGGTGTGGGAAAAGGCCACCAGCCTGCTCGCGAAGATGGGCTACCGCGAGAAAGAGGACTTTAAGACCGCGAAGCAGTTCGGTCTTGAGCGTATCGAGTGGCTCAAAGGCGAGGGGCTGATAAATTTCCGCACGCGCTCGAGCAAGGGTGGGCTTGGCGAGGGTTACGACCTGCTCATCATCGACGAAGCGCAGGAGTACACCACCGACCAAGAAACTGCGCTTAAATACGTCGTTACCGACAGCCGCAACCCGCAGACGCTCATGTGCGGCACGCCGCCGACGGTGGTATCTGCGGGCACGGTTTTCACCAAGTACCGCAAGACGACTGTCACGGGCGGCGGCAACGACGACGGCTGGGCGGAATGGAGCGTGCCTGCGCTCACCAACGCCCACGACCCCGAATTGTGGTACGCGACAAACCCGTCGCTCGGCACTATCCTCACCGAGCGCGCTGTACGCTCCGAGCTCGGCGACCCGCAGGACGCCCAAGTGGACGACAACATACAGCGTTTGGGGCTTTGGCTGACGTACAACCAAAAGTCGGCTATCAGCAAGGGCGAGTGGCAGGCGTTGTGCGTGACCGAAAAGCCGCAGCTCACTCACGAACTGTTTTTCGGCGTGAAGTACGCCAAAGCTACCGAAAATGTATCGCTCGCTGTAGCCGCAAAGACCGCCGACGGCAAAGTGTTCGTCGAAGCCATCGATTGCCGACCCGTCCGCGAGGGCAACGACTGGATAATAGCGTATCTGCGCAACCCGCATATGCGCGAAACGGTCATAGACGGCGCAGGTGGACAATCTCTGCTCGCCGCCGACATGAAAAACGCCGGTATACGCCGCAAGCCGATACTCCCGAAAGTTTCGGAGGTCATAACTTCGGCGGCAAGCTTTGAGCGCGGCATTTTCGCGCAGACGATCTGCCACGCCGACCAGCCGTCGCTGGAACAAGTCGTCGCCAACTGCGAGCACCGCGCTATCAGCTCGGGCGGCGGGTACGGTTACACGTCCATTTTAGAGGGCGCGGACATATCGCTGCTTGAAGCCGTCGCGCTGGCGCACTGGGCGTGCGTGAACACGGTCAAAGAGAAGAAAATACAGAAGGTAAGCTGGTAACGGCTTACATATATACCCACCGCGCAAGCGGAGAAAGGAAATATTATGGCAGATTTTAAACCCATCGAAACGCAGGAAGCTTTTGACGCAGCGGTCGCCGACGTGAAAAAGCAGTACGAGGGCTGGCTCTCGCCCGAGGACTACAACGCAAAGACCGCCGACCTCGCGAATCAGCTCGAAGCGAACAAGACCACCATTGCCGACCTTACGGCTAAGGCAAAGGCGTATGAGAGCGGCGCGCTGAAAATGCGCATCGCTCACGAGAACGGCATACCCTATGAGCTTGCGGGCAAGCTTTCGGGCGACACCGAGGAGGAGATCAAAAAGGACGCTGAAACGCTCGCAAAATTCGTGAAAAATCAGCAGCAGCCCCAGCCCCTCGCAAATACGGAACACGGACACGTGAACGGCAAGGACGCGGCGTACAAGTCGCTTCTCGCCGACCTCAAAAAGTAAAGAAAGGAAGTAATTAACTATGGCAGACATTCTCTCTAAGGGCGCAAAATTCGACCCGCAGCTCGTGACCGAGCTTTTCGACAAGGTAAAGGGCTTTTCATCGCTCTCGACCCTCTGCGCGCGCAGCCCTATCGCATTCAACGGACAGAAAGAGTTCATCTTCAGCATGGACGACGAAGTAGACCTCGTTGCCGAAGGCGGCAAAAAGACCCGCGGAAGCGTGGCTCTCGACCCTATCACGGTACTGCCGCTAAAGGTAGAGTACGGCGCAAGAATGACAGATGAATTTCTCTACGCCTCTGAGGAAGCGCAGATAGAAATGCTCAAAAATTTCTCTGAGGGCTTCTCGAAAAAGGTCGCCCGCGGTCTTGACATCATGGCTTTCCACGGACTGAACCCGAGGACTAAGACGGCGGCGGCTATCATCGGCACGAACCACTTCGACAGCGGCGTTGCTGTCATCGCGCAGGACAGCAAAACGCCCAAGACCCCCGACGCGCTGATAGAAGAGGCTATCGCGGCGGTGCAGGGCCACGAGTACGATGTATCGGGCCTTACGATGGCTCCCGCTTTCCGCTCCGACCTCGCCAAGATGGTGGACGCGAGCGGAAGAAAGATATACCCCGAACTTGCGTGGGGCAGCACTCCCGCTCAGATGAACGGTATAAGCACGACCACCAACACTACGGTGTCTTTCAATTCAAGCAAAGACCTTGCGATAGTCGGCGACTTCGCGACGGCATTCAAGTGGGGCTATTCCAAGGAGATACCGCTCGAAGTTATCCAGTACGGCGACCCTGACAACAGCGGCCGCGACCTCAAAGGATACAATGAGGTGTACATCAGAGCCGAAGCTTACATCGGCTGGGGCATTCTCGACAAAAACGCTTTCGCCGTTATCCAGTCGGCGGCGACTGAGTAAGGGGGCATGGCAATGGCGGCAGTGTACGCGGCTATCGACGACGTTATACGGCTCGGGCGCAAGCTCACGGCTGAGGAACAGGAACTTGCGGAGGCGCTGCTGCCCGTTGCTTCCGCTAAGCTGAGCCTTATCGCAAAGAAGCACGGCAAAAGCATAGCGCTCATGTCGGCGGCAGACCCCGAGTTCGCGCTTGCGATCAAGGAGACCATCGCGCGGGCAGTTATCCGCGCGGTAAATGCGGCGGCTGATGATTCGCCCGCGGCAACGCAGGCTTCACAGGCGGCTATGGGGTACAGCATATCTATGTCGTACCTTAACGCGGGGCAGCAGCTTTACTACCTGCGCAACGAATTAAAAGACCTCGGGCTGATACGGCAGCGCTGGGGCGCACTGGAGGTGTACGGCAATGGTGACAATGATTAAAGGCATACCCGTTGAACTTGTGGTGCGCGAGCAAACAGGCGCTGACGCGCTCAACCGCCCGATATATGCGGAGCGGATAGAGGTAGTCGAAAACGTGCTTGTGGGCGCGCCCAGCAGCGATGACGTTACAGCCGCGCTCAATCTCAGCGGCAAGAGAATAGCGTACACGCTGGCTATCCCAAAGGGCGACGAGCACGTTTGGACTGACACAGAGGTGCGCTTCTGGGGCGGGCGATACCGCACCGTAGGCGAACCGACGCAGGGCATAGACGCGCTTATCCCGCTCAGTTGGAACAAGAAAGTGCAGGTGGAAAGATATGCCGACGAAGATAGTTCTGAACCATAAAGCGGTGGGCGACTACCTCATGAGCGACAGCGTGGCGGCACTGACGGAAGAGTACGCCGAACGCATACGCGCAAAGCTGCCGAAGCAGGGCTACCGCGTGAAGAATTACGCATGGACTAAGCGCTATCGTATACGCCGCCGTGTATCGTCGGTCGCGGCGACACACAAGCGCGCCATTCAGCAAAATCAGAAGAACAACACGATACTGAAAGCGGTCGGGGAGGTAAAGGAATGATAGAAGTCACGCTTATCGACTACATATCGCGCGGGCTGGACGTGCCGTGTTTTGCCGAAGAGCCCGCCAAGCCACCCCGAAGCTACTGCATTATCGAGCGCACGGGCACATCCGAACGCAACTGCATAACGTCCGCGACGGTGGCTGTACAAAGCTACGGCGGCACGCTGCTTGAAGCTATGGAGCTTAACGAACGCTTGCTGAAACTCATGCGGCGTATGCCGGAACGCGGCGACATAAGCCGCTGCGCGCTCGTCAGCAGTTATCCATTCAATGAAACGACTACAAAACGTTACCGCTTTCAGGCGGTGTACGAAATAACATATTTTGAGGAGTGATTTTATGTCGAACAACAAAAACAATGTCACTACGGGCAAGCCAAAGGTAGGCGGCGCAGTTTTCCGCGCGCCCTGCTCAACGCCCCTGCCGACCGACGCCACTACCGAGCTGAACGCGGCTTTCAAGTGTCTGGGCTACATCAGCGAGGACGGCTTGACCAACGACGGCAGCCGCACCACCCAGTCTATCAAGGCATGGGGCGGTGATGTGGTGCACGTTTCCACCACCGACAAAAAGGACGATTTCACGATGACGTTCATCGAATCGCTCAGCGCAGAGGTGCTCAAACTCGTTCACGGCGACAGCAGCGTCACCGGCACACCAGAGGACGGCATGACGGTAGCGGTAGGCTCCGGCGACCTCGAGGACTACGCATACGTTATCGACATGATAATGACGGGCGGCGTGCTCAAACGCATTGTGCTGCCCTCTGCGAGCGTTTCCAACGTTGCCGAGGTGCAGTATGACGACAGCGACGCGGTGGGCTACGGCGTAACGCTGACCGCTATGGCAGACAGCGCGGGCAACACCCACTACGAATATTTCAAGAAGCCCGCGACTGAGTAAGGAGGTACGGCATGAAGATGATTGAGGGCAAGACCGAGCACGGTTTTGCATTTAAGTACGAAGCTGAAAAGCTCAACGATTGGGAGCTGCTGGAAGACCTTGTGGCAGTAGACGGCGGCGACGGTTCGCGGCTCGTGAGCGTGCTCCACCGCCTGCTCGATGATACGCAGGCGGCGGCGCTGAAAGACTTTTGCCGCGATGAGAACGGCAGAGTGCCGCGCGACGTAATGGTGCGCGAGATCTATTCCATTATCCGCGGCGGCGAAAAAGACGGCGACGGAAAAAACTGATACTGCTCGCCCGCATGGTGAGCGCGTGCGAGGGCGAGTTGATATGCGACTTTGCCGAGGTCTACAACATATACGATCACCGCGCCCTGCCGCTGAGGACGGCGGCAGCGCTTGCGGGCGGGCTGCGCTCAAACTCACGCGCACGCATGGCTTTGGCGGGTGAAGATCATACGCTCAGCGAAATGCTGGGCGTTTTGATTTTTGACAAGCTTTCGCTGCTCGTGTGGCTGGGCAGCAAGGACGGCGCGCGCGGAAAGAACCGCCCCGAATCGCTGGCGGCTAAGCTTTTCGGCACGCCGAACGAACCGCAGACCGAGGGCTTCGACGACCCGATGGCGTATGAAAAAGCGCGGCAGAAGATACTTAACGGAGGTGATTAAATGGCAGACAGCAATGGCAAAGGCATTGAGCTTGCGAAGGCGTATGTTCAGATAGTGCCATCGATGGAAGGTTTGCAGGGGCAGCTGGCGAAGCTTTTCCCCGACGGCGTTGGCGGCGAGCAGGGCGACAAGATGGGCAAAAATCTCGGCAAAAGCCTGCTCGCGGCGTTCGGCGTGTACAAGGTCGCCGACAAGCTGGGCGACGTTATAAAGAGCGCGTTCAGCGAGGGCGCGGCGCTCGAGCAGTCTATCGGCGGCATAGAAACGCTGTTTAAATCCAGCGCGGGCAAGGTCGAACAGTACGCGAGCGACGCTTTCAAGACGGCGGGCGTAAGCGCTAACGAGTACATGGAGAACGTCACGAGCTTTTCGGCTTCGCTCATTTCATCGCTCGGCGGCGATACTGCTAAGGCTGCCGAAGCGGCGCACACGGCTATGGTCGATATGAGCGATAATGCCAACAAGATGGGCACGAACATCGCCGACATTCAGAACGCTTATCAGGGCTTCGCGAAGCAGAATTACACCATGCTCGATAACCTCAAATTGGGTTACGGCGGCACAAAGACCGAGATGGAGCGCCTGCTCGCCGACGCGGAGAAGATAAGCGGCATAAAGTACAACATCGACAACCTCGCCGACGTATACGCCGCTGTTCATGTCATTCAGGGCGAGCTTGACATCACCGGCACTACCGCAAAGGAAGCCGCCACGACGTTCAGCGGCTCGTTCGGCAGCATGAAAGCCGCAGCGGCGAACCTGCTCGGCACGCTCACGAACGGCGGCGACGTCAGCAAGGCTCTTGGCGACCTCGACGAGAGCGCGGGAAATTTCGCGGACAACTTTATCCGCATGGGCAAGCAGGGCGTACAGCAGCTAGACAAGCTCGGCGACGCGCTGGAGGACGGGATAGCGAAGAAGCTGGGTGTGAGCAAGGCTGAGCTTGAGGGCGTAAAGATAGTGCTTGCGGCGATAATAACGCAGATAGCGGCGGCGCAGATACTCGGCAAGCTCGAAGGCGTTACCATCTCGCTCGAAACGCTGCGCACGGCGGCTCTCAAAGCGGGCACATCGCTGAAAAACAGCATGACGGGCGGCAGTATAGCGATAGCTGCGGCAGCGGCGGGCGGACAAATGCTTGCAAGTATCATTGACGGTATTACTGAGAAGATCGACGAAGCGCACGACCCTCTCACCGACCTCAGCGCGGACACGCAGGGGCTTGTGAGCGCGGCGCATGAAGCGGCTAAGGCGATAGCCGAAACGTCGCAGAAGTTTGACGAGAGCATGAACAGCGCGGAGGAAAGCAGCGCGGCGTATGTCGGCATGGTCGATAGGCTCGAAGAGCTGAACGCGCAGACTTCGCTTACCTCGGCGGAGCAAGCCGAGATGGAAAGCATAGTGCAGTCGCTCAACGAAGGAATGCCCAAACTGGGGCTTGCAATAGACAGCACTACGGGGCACTTGAACAAGAACCGCGCGGCTATCGAAGCGGTGGTCACAAGCTATAACAGGCAGGCTAAGGCACAGGCGGCGCAGGAAAGCCTTGTCGAGCTGTACAAGGAGCAAGCAAAAGCAGAAGAAGCGCTGAAAAATGCGACCGATGAGCGCACTGCCGCTCTTGCAGCGGGCACTGATATGCAGAGCGATTACGGCGCGGCTGTCAACACGGCATACGTTACGGCTTCGGAAGCTATGCGCACCGTAAACGAGCAGGTAGACGCGGCGAACACCGCGATAGCCGAGCTTTCGGAGCAGGAGAAGAAGTCGGCAGACTCGGCGCTTGCGAATATGTCGGAAATACAGCTTGCCGCCCAGCGCACCCACAGCGTCATATACACCGTCGGCGAGGACAGCTACAAAGTCAGCGCCGACGCCGCCGACAGTATCGCCGAGCTTTCGCGCCAATACACCTCAATGCTCGGCCAGACGGCGGACAGCATTTACAATTCTATGGATTTGTTCTCAAAGCCTGCCGAACTGGCTGAGGTGTCTGCCGAAGACCTCGTTTCGGCGATGGATAGCAACTACGAGCGCATTTCCAATTGGTCTGACGGACTGGCGGAGCTTATAGACCGCGGCGTTTCTGACGGTCTGATAGAAAAACTGCGCGAAGCAGGGCCCAGCTCGGCGGCTGAGATAAAGGCTATGACCTCGATGTCGGACACCGAATTGCAGGACTATTCCGACAAATTCGACGCGGCATATTCAAAGGCATACAAAGCCGCCGAAAAGTCGCTCGGCAATATGCGCGACGAATCTTCGCGGCAGATACAGAACATCATCTCGGACGTTGCGGGCAAGTCGCCAAGCTTGCAGGAAGCTTACGACATTCTCGGCGGATACGCGGCTGCGGGCTTTGCCAACGGTCTGACCCGCCCTGAAAAGCTTGCAGACATCGACAGCGCCGCACAGCGTATGGTAGACGCGGCGTACCAATCGGTAAAAGCGGCGGCAGGCATACACTCGCCCTCGCGGCTGTTCGCAGACCTCGGCGGATATATCCCGCAGGGCATGGCTCGGGGCATTTCGGGCGGCATGGCTGCGGTCTCGGCTGCTGCTGCGGACATGGTATCTGCGGCGGCGGGCGAGGTGCATTTGCCCGACTATACATCGGCAGACACCGCACACATCGCCGTCAGAGCCGCCGCTAAGCGCGACGAACGAACGGCAGGCAGACTGACCGCCAGCACCGCCGAGCACGCTCAGAGCGCCGCAGAAAGCGGCAGACAGGCGGTCTTTAACCTAGTGATTGACAGCGATACGGTAGCAAGCGTGATAGCGCCCGCGCTGGATATTATAAACGGCGCTAATCTAAACCTAGCAGCTAGGGGGGTAGCACGATGATTAAACAAATAACATTTAACGGCAAGTCAACAGGTGACTTTCGCGGTGTGACCGTTGCTAGCGGCAGCTGGGGCGCGCCCAAGCCCCGCGTGGTGCGCGAGAGCGTGCCTTACCGCAGCGGCAGCACCGACCTATCGGCGGTGGGCGGCAAGGTCTACTATGACGACCGCGACCCGCAGTACGTTTTTAACGTTATCGGAGAGGACGCGGAGGACACCGCCGACCTTGTTTCGGACGTTATCGGCTGGCTGTACTCCGAAGGCGATGGAATATTGACCGACGAGCATCTGCACGGCTGGAAGCTGACGAACTGCCGCTGTACTGACATCAGCTATGAATACATCGACCAGGCGCGGCGCGTGGTGCAGCTGACGGCAACATTTGCCGCCGACCCGTACATGATCTCAGAGGGCGCGGCGTTCGACATCGCGACGTTTACGGGCAACCGTTTAATGCTTCTCGATGTTGGCGATTTCGGCGCGACGTACTATGACATGGGCTCGCCCGCCGACTATGCGAGTTACAGCGATATATCCATATCAGATGATGGGCTGAGCGCGAGCGTTACCCTGCCATTCGGCGAGAACGTAACGCAGTACGCTATCCCCACGATGGGCGGCATAGTTACGGCGGCGAGCGGCGGCAGATACTCCACTGTGTTCGGACAGGACGACGACTATATCTATTTGCAGGCTGTGTACCCGAACGGCACCGCGAGCACATACGGCGTTACGCTCGCGCTCAGCAAGGCGGTAGGCTCTTCTGCGTTGGGCGCTGTAAAAGTGCCGTATCACGTCGGCGCGGGCACGGAGTTCAAGACGGCTTCGCTGGACGCGTACAGTTTGGTGTGCGACGGCGTGCCCGTGCTGTACGTCAACGGCGCGGCAGTCGATACCGAGCATTTCGCGGTCAAGAGCGGCAATAACAGGCTCAACGTTACGCACAACACCATGCCCGCCACGCTGAGATACTCGACGATAAAGGAGCGGCTGTAATGAACTATCGCGTAACACTGACCAACGGCACGCAGTCGGAGATACTGCACAGCTACCGTCCGTCAGACCCGAAGATCTCGCAGGCTAAGATAACAGAAGCCGTCAACGAGATACCGTCGTTTTCATTCCGTATTTTGCCAGACAACCCCGCGTACAACCCCGTTGAGGCGGGTGTCAGCACGGCGGTAGTAACAGACCTTGACCGCGGCGTAACGCTGTTTGAGGGGCGCTGTCTGAGCGTTTCGGACGGTATGAGCACGGCGGGACTGTTTGCGAAAACGGCGGTCTTTGAGGGCGAGCTCGGCTACCTCTGCGACAGCGTACAGCCCGAGGGCGAGGTGTCGCAGGGCACGATAAACCGCAGCACGCTGATAGACATTATCACGGCGCACAACGAGCAGAGCGAGCACCGCTTCGCGCTCGGAAACGTTGAAATGGCGGGATTTCCCGAGGGCAGTTCGTATGACTGGGGCGTGACGTTCGACGTGCTGCGGGCGCTGTTTGTTGACACGTTGGGCGGCGAGATACGTTTGCGGAAAGTCGGCGACACGCGCTGTATTGACTACGCGCAGGAGTTCGCCATCGAAAAAGATATGCCGATATACTGCGGAGGGAATATGCGCGAGATCACCTGCGCGGCGGACGTTAGCGGGCTGATAACGCGGCTGTACCCGCTGGGCGCGGTAAGGCAGTCAACGGGTTCGCGGCTGACGATAATCCCGAGCGGCATGGCGGGCGGAAAGAGTTACATCGAGCGCGCCGACCTTGTGGCTAAGTACGGCGTGCGGAGCGGCGTTGCGATATATGACGTACACGGCGACGGCGACACCCTCGTGCGCGGGAGCACAACGCTTTATCGGCGCGGCATGAACACGCTGAACGCCATCGCGATAGGTCAGCGGCAGTACAAGGTCAGCGCGCTGGACGTATCGGCGGGGTACGAACTTTACGGCGTGCACCAAGTCAAAAACGACATCATGGGCATAGACGAACGGCTGCGGATAATCGGCAGGACGATAGACCTAGACCGACCCTCAAACAGTACGCTGACGTTCGGCAACAAGGCGGCGACCCTCTCGAGCGCGGTCGCACAATACAAAGGAGTGATGAGATGATAACAGTATCAACGGTAGTGGAGCTAGACCTCAGCTGCACCGCGCCGCGAGCGCGGATAAACGCAAAGCAGGGCGACGGCGGCACGCGGCAGATAGTTGCACGGTTTACCAACGGCAGCGGCATTATTTCCGATTTAAGCACGGTAACGTCTGCCGAGCTTAAAATCCTGCGTCCCGACGGTGTGACGGTAAAGGCAGCTGCGGCGTTGTCTGACGGTGCTGCGACGGCTACGCTGACGGCGGAAATGCTGGCCGTAGCAGGTCGCGCGTTCGGCGACATGGTGCTATACGGCGAGGGCGAGAGCATATCGGCGGCGCGGTTCGACATCAACATAATGGCAGCGGCAGACAGCGGCATAGCCCCCGACCCGACCCCAGAGCCGCAGGACAGCGGGAAACCCGCCCTAGCCTCGGCGGTGGCGGAGGGGGTAGTTGGGGCGGTAGGCACGGCTGAGATGGTCTACGGCATGGACATTGACCTTATGGGCAAAAACTGGGAGCAGGGCAGTATATATGATAACGGCGATAATTTTAACAGTACCGCACGAATACGAATGCCCGATTATCTTGATATTTCAAACGCCTCCGATATTTTTTATTCGGGATTCACGGTGACCGCAAGTGCTGACAAAAAACTACAGTACACATTTGTATTTTTTGATGCGGAAAAGAAAATCTTAAAGACATCGACCAATAAAGACTGGCTCGACAGCGGCGCGCTGACAACGTGCGGCACAGCGTCTGCACCGTCATATGTGCGTGTGGTACTGCGCCATGCAGACAATAGCGATATGACCCCCGACGTGCTGACGTCGGCGCGGCTGAAAATATTAGCGTGAAAGGAAAATTATAATGGCAATAGAAACAACATATTTCACAGGTACGACCGCAGCAGCTAATTACGCTGAGGTGTCAGCGTGGCTGACGGTTAATGCGGCGGAATATTTTGATACAATTGATGTTCCATCGGGGGCACAAGAAGTAAACTGCAAAGTCGGCGATGTAACAGCATTAAAATTGGACTGGGGGACTGAATATAGTACCCAACGTTCATTTCAGATAAACGCCAAAAACGGCGCTAACATAAACAGCAATTATCAGTATTTTCACGATAGATGCTGTTGGCGCTATGGGTATAAAACCGACAGCGGAATAGTAATTTGCAACGGTAAAACAGATAATTATCAGGCATCTATTTTTATATCCAAAAACAATAATGGCGAACTGATTTTCGCAGCGCTACGACCCGACAACCCAAACATCAATAGTTGTAGCAACTGGGCAGAAATTATTGATTTCAATTCGCAGGCATCTATAAAATTCAATAGCAGCAATCAGGGCGACCCGGCGACAAGACATCGCATAAATGGCGTATTACCGGCGTCAATGACTGCATTAGTGCCTATCGTTTCGGACGTTGAAACGTATTGCGACAAAATCATGATAACGCCGTTTTCGCAGTACAACAATATGTGTTGGGGCGTTATCGACGTATCCGGCACGAAATACGTTTACAACGGCGTTTTCGCACTAAAGGAGTGACACCATGAAACAAAAATTGGCAAAATTAGTGGACGTAAAATCGCTTGTGACCCTCACGCTGACGGGCATTTTCTGCGCGCTGGCATGGCGCGGGGTGGTTTCGGCGGGGCAGTTTCAGACGATCTTCACCACCGTGATAGCGTTCTATTTTGGCACGCAGAGTGTGAAGAAAAGGTCGGGTGATGATGAATGACGGAAGCGATAATCGTTGCGCTGATAACGGCGGCTTCGGCGGTGGTCTGCCAGCTCGTCATAGCCGCGAACAGCCGAAAATCTATGCGGCAGGCGCAGTTCGACAGCCAAAAACTCATTGAGTATAAAATAGACAAGCTCTCCGAGCGGGTTGACAAGCACAATTCGGTCGTTGAGCGCACATACAAGCTGGAGCAGGATTACGCGGTGGTCGCCGAGCAGATAAAGGTCGCAAACCATCGCTTGACAGATCTGGAGGTAGAAAATGAAAAAAGGCATTGACATATCATACTGCCAAGGCTCGCCCGACTTCGCGAAAGTGCGCGGCGCGGTCGATTTTGTGATAATGCAGATAGGCTACGGGTGGTACGCGGGGCAGATAGACAAGACTTTCGCTCGCAACTATTCGGAGTGCAAAAAGCACGGAATACCCTGCGGCGGGTACTGGTTCAGCTATGCGACCACCGCCGACGAGGCGCGGCAGGAGGCGAAGTGCTGCCTTGCTGCGATAAAGGGCAAGCAGTTCGAGTACCCCATCTACTTCGACGTTGAGGGCAAATCGCTGGTTGGACGGACGGGCGTGTCCGCGATGTGCAAGGCGTTCTGCGAGGAGCTCGAAAAGGCGGGATATTTCGCGGGAATTTACATGAGCCGCAGCCCGGCGCAGACTATGCTGACGGCAGAGGTCGCAAAGCGTTACGCCCTCTGGCTCGCGGAGTACGGCGGCAGGCTCAATTGGTCGGGCGAGGTCGGAATGTGGCAGTACACGGACGGCGGCGCAGTCGCGGGTATCGGCTCGGCGGTGGACTGCAACTACTGCTATGTGGATTACCCCGCGAAGATAAAGTCGGCAGGGCTGAACGGCTTCACCGCTCCAAAAGCCTTGAAAACGCTGGACAACGAGGGCTTCAAGCGCGGCGACAAGGGCGTAGGAGTGTACGCGTACAAACAGCTTCTGCGGCTCGCCTGCGCGGCGCTGGGCGTGTCTGAGAGCCTTGCAGATGACGGCGGCTTTGGCGGCGGTACGGAAGCGGCTACTAATGCGGTGCTCGGCAAGCTTGGGTACAAGCAGAACGGGGTAGCGGGTAAAAAGCTGATGAGGAAGTTGGCGGGGAAGGTGAAGTGAGATGTACGAACATAAGCAGCGTTACGAAAATTTACAGCACGGATTTTTCACAGGCACGGGCAGGTACGGCATACCCGTGCTGAACGGCACATCGCGAACCGAATTTCCCGAGCTTGTGAGCTTCAATTATGCACGGACTGCGAGCGGGAAAGAGGAAAAGGGCGTGCACTTCTTCATAGATGATTACCAGTTCGCGCGCGTGTGGAACCACCCGACGGACTATCTCGCGCTTCTGAGCAAGTACAAGGTAGTGTTCGCGCCCGATTTCTCGCTTTACTCGGACATACCCGAAGCCATGCAGATATACAACCATTACCGCAAGCACTGGTGCGCGGCATACTGGGAGCTGAACGGCATAGAGGTAGTGCCCACGATATGCTGGAGCGGCGAGAAGAGCTTCGAGTGGTGTTTCGACGGCGAACCCATCGGCGGCACTGTAGCTGTATCATCGGTAGGCACTCAGCGCAGCAGGGAAGCGAAAGCAGCGTTCCTGCGCGGC